GGCCGACTCGACGGTTCCGACGAACACATGGACGGCATGACCCGGCGCGACGAGCGTGGCGCCCGATGCCAGGATGGCCGCAACGTCGGTGCTATTGATGTTGACGACTGCCATTTTGCCCCCCCCTTAGGACACGGTGATCTTGATTTCCACGAGGCGCTTGGCGTCCACGCGGGTGGCGTTGAACGACCCGTCCAGGTAGACCTGCCACGGGAGCCCCTGGATGTCCTTGCGCTGCGAGATATCGCCGCGCGGAGCCTTCCAGGTTCCGAAGTGCATGGCCTTCTTGGTCCACACAGGCAGGCGGTAGTAGCCGTTGCTGTCCCTGGTGACGCGCTGGGTGTGGACAAAGTTCATGCCGAGGAACGACATGATTCGGCCGTCCTTCAGCACGGGCTTTTCGTTGTAGTCGAGAGAGATGATCTGAGCCTCGGCGAGCAGGTGGCTGTGAGCCTTGCTGTTGTAGCCGATGTAGATCTGCTCCGACTCGATGTCGACGTCGTTGCTCATGAGGATTTCGAGCGCAGCCTTGAGCTTGGCGACATTCAGCCCGACGGCCGATCCGCCGCCGCCTTCCTCCACGGGGACGACCGAGCTGGAGCCTTCCGTTGCCCAGGTGGTCGTGGTGGTGCCGTCGGCTCCGGTGATCGCGTCACCGAAGAACGCGGCGATAATCCGGTCATCCTGGGCGCGATTGATGGCGGCGATGGACGCGGCCATGAGCTTCGCTTGCGGGTCGATCTCCGACTCGAGCTGCACGAAGGTGTCCCGCAGGAAGGCTTTGTAGAAGTTCACGGGGCGAACCCAGCGACGTTCGTAGTTCTGCGCGGAATGGATGATCGGCGCGCCAACGGCGGTCACCGGGTCCATTTCGAACTCGTCGAGCTTGTCGCACACGGAAACGCTGGTGCCGGTGTGGGATCCGGTCTCGACCTTGTCGATCAGCTTGGAGCGCGTCTGCTGTGCGACCAGCTCCAGGATCTTGTTGTACTGCTTTGTCCGCAGTTCGATTGCGTCGGGCATGATAGCCCCCTCCTTTGATGTGTGGTCATTGGCTGAGGCTTCTCCGACGCTGTCGGGACCGTATTTCTAGCGGATCAGCTCTTGGGCTTCGGCGTTTTTGGTGGGTCCGTTTCCGGTTTGCCCTTTACCGTCACCCATTCGAATAGCTTTTCCGCTCTCGCGACGTTTTGGTCAGGGACCTGGTCGGCGCGATAGGCTAAACGTAAGCATTCCAAGCGGATTTCCGCAAGCGACTTATCCACCGGACACCGAAATCTTCAGAAGGCGGTCGAATTCGGCGCGCTCCTTGGCTCCGCCATCGGTGAACCGCTTCACCCAGGCGGCATCGGTCTGCAGTTCGTTCATCTTTGCGTCGGCGTCGGCTGGCGTCATGTAGGCCGATGCCCCGCCCTGCTGGACTCCTCGCGCGGGGGCCTCGCCGATCTTCTGCCCAAGCTCCGCGAACCGCTCCATCATCGCCTTGGTTCCGACGACGCGCTCAATCCTTTCAAGGGTAGGTGCGTCGAACCCCATCAGCATCGCGCCGCGCCTTGCAGCCTCTTCCTTGGCCTTGTACGCTCCGCCCCACTCGCGGCGAACGTCAGCGAGTTCGGCGGCGGAGCGCTGGCGGAAGTCCTCGTCTTCGCGGGCTGCGCGCTGGGCCCGCTGCTCTTCGAGCCACCCGGCCAGCTTCTTCCCGCTCATGGCAGGCAAGCCGAGCTCGTGGAACTTTGCGGCCACGGCCTTGGCGTTCTCGGGGTCGATGCCTTCGAGTTTGTCCAGCTCGTAGCCCTCGGGGGTGTCGGGGCGACCGCCAGCCTTGAAGTATGCCTCCCAGCCGATGGCGTCATCTTCGCCCTTCGGTACCACGACCTTCTCGCCGCTGAACCGCTTTTCGAGCTCCCGGTGGGAAAGAAGGGCGTCGGCAGGGGATTTCCACTCCTTCTTTGTGGCCCACGCCTTCACGTCCGGGTCTTCGATCCCGTCAAGCCAGGAGCCGCCAGGAGCTGGCTTTGGTTGCGGAGCGGAGGCTCCGGGTTGGCCTGCGCCCGCGTTGGGGTCGCCAGGGTTGCCCGCACCCAGAAGGGCGGCGGATCCGGTTGTGTCGGCCATGGTCTATTCCTTTGGTTTTCCCGTGATCGGATCAATCCCGGCGTCTGCGTGGATCGCAAGCCACACCTCGCGCCGCCCCTCTGCCATCACGGTGGCGAGGGGGTCAATCGTGCCAGACATTGGAGAAATTCGAACCGTGGACCCATCGGCGCAACAGAACCGCGCCAAGTGCCTGCGGACGATTTCCGACGCGGGGCCGGGGGAGAAAAAGGTTGTGCGAAACGCTTCGCGGATCGCGGATCGCTCCTGCTGCTCGCGCCGGGCGAGCTCAGTTTCGTCTCCATCGAACATCAGAACGAACTGCCTTCAGGCGATCCGGCCAGCGCTTGCGCCTCGGCGAGGTACTTTGCGGACTGCGCGGCCACGGGGACCGCCTGGAGCATCGCTTGCGCCTCTGCGGCCTCGGCATCCTGCGCCTCGATGGAGCGCATCTCCTCGTCCGACCGCAGCACCTTGGACGGCAGGCCTTGGGCGTCCGCCAAGACCTGAAGCGCCACATCCCACTTGACGCGCTTGGGCGCGGTAGGATCAAACTGTGCGATTGCCGCTGTCGATTCGATCATCCGCATCACGGCGACGCCTTCGCCCGCCTTCTGCGCGCGCGTGATCGGCGAGGTGTAGCGGACGCGGTAGTAGCCGCCAGCCTCGCGGACGGAATCCGGCTCCTGCGGGAGCGCTCCGGCTGCGGCCAGGATGTCCATTTCGCGCTCGATCATCATGCCGAGCGCCGGCTCGATGCCTGATGCCACGGGGCCAAGCAGTTGGCCCTTCTCCTGGGCGCGCTGCAGGACTTCCTGGGCGGTCATTTGGCGGCGGTCTTCGGCCAGAATCTCGAACAAGGAGACGAACATCGCGTCGTTGATCGTGCGGCGCTCGCGGTCCATCAACTCCAGGGAAAACGGAACATTCTTGCCGGTGTAGAGCGGGGCAACATTTTGCTTCCCGTCGACCATTCCGCCGCGAATCAGAGCGCCAGGGACCAGCTGGAATGGCTGGAGCGCGCCGTCGTTGGCCGTCAGGAGCGGCGAATCCGTCGCCAGGTGGCCAGCGCGCAGGGTCGTCTTCTTCATCGAGTTGGCGAGTTTGACTGTCGGCAAAATCTCCATCAGGGGCGAGTAGGCATAGATGTCGCCGTCCGAGACGGAGAACCGCGCGACGAAAAACGGGAACGAGCGGTATCCGCCCTCGTACACCACATCCTTGGTGTCCTCGCAAATATCCACCGACGAAAACGCCATGCCCTTCGCATCGCGTCGCCCGGGGTCGCGATCGGTATTCGGGCACACGCACTGGATGAACCAGAACTTGTCGTCCTTCCCGGCCTCCACGGCGGCGCGGATCTTCTCTGGTGCGCGATCGCCGAACTGCTGCAGCGCCTGGCGAGCGTCGAGGGCGTAGCGACGATATACGGTATCGACTTCGCCTTGGAAATTCTCGTCGATGTAGACCGTGGCTAGCGACAGATTTCGGTACTTGATCCCGGTGTAGTCCATCACCATTCCGACGGCCGTACCGTATCGAGCCAGGGACTTGTACCACTCGGGCATCTGGGTGGAAAACCCGCTTGTCGAGGCGTAGCGAGCCTTGAATAGGCGGCGCGTCACCTCGTCGGCGTAGACCTTCGAAGCGTGGTCGTCCTCGCCCTCCATCTCCAGGCGGTGCCACTGCTCGTTTTGCGGGGTCATCAGCGACGACAGCGCGGCGGCAAGGCGGTTCACAGCGATGATCGGGGTGGACTCGAACATCTTAAGCCCACGCTTTTCGCCTGGCGTGGTTCCGCGACCGAAGCGCGCAGCACCAGCTACGTATTCATCGATCGCGTTCCACTGCTCCTCAAACGAGGCGCGGCGGCTCTGGAGCTGGCCTAGGCGCGTGAGTATGGCGGTTGCGAGTTCGTCGGCCATCATCGCCCCAGCAGGGGGGAGCGGTTGAGATTCGGCGAAGGCGTTGGGCGAGCGTTGAGGCCTCCGGGCGCCGTCGCGGGAGGCGCGGACAGTGACGCCGGAGCTGCGGGCGCGATGAGCTGGGCGGCGCTCACGGGGCGCGAGAGCATCGCGGCGCCCGCTCCGACTCCGCGCTGGTTGCGTTCGATCGCTCGGGTGCGCGCCTGCTCATCCAGGCGGCGCTGGATCTCTTCGCGCTGTTCCTGGGCGAGTGTGTTTTTCTGTCTCTCGCGCTCGCGGGATGCGGTGATGCCCGTGATGTCTTCGACCAATCCGAAAATGGACATGAGCCCTCCCCGTTTCCCTGAATTTACATCATCTCGTATTCGGCGAAGGCTGTGTTTTGCTTCGCCTCCAAGGCTTCAGCTTGTTTGAAGTAGAAGCCTTGCGCAAACTGCCTGAAAGCGTCTGCTGCCTCTGAGTGCACGTCGTGGCGAGGCTCATCCTTCCATCGCGACAGCTTCGTATCCCACGCCTTGGTGTACAGATCCAGATGTTTGATGCCGGACGCGCAGTTCGTCGCATCGAACGTGCAGGACGGGAACAGCGACCGGACGGCGTTGATCCCCTGGATAACCCTTGGCGGCGGTGGAACGATCTTGATCCCCGTCAACCCAAGCTCGCCAAGCTGCTTCTCTGCGCTCTTCCCCGCTGTACCTTGGCGAACGTGCGACGCGTCATGTGGCAGGTGATGAGTGCCCCACACATACTTATGCTTTTGCATTTCGGCAACATAATGCGGGTAATCCTCGCCCCAGTTCTCGTAGAATCGAATAAACCTATTCTCTCCACGGATGTGCTGGTGGAACCAAATGGCTGTACCATCTGAATTCCCAATGTCCCAAAATGTATTCACCGGGAATCCTGGAAGCCATGGATAGAATCCGATCCGCTGGCTAGCCCGCGCTGCGGCCATCTGCTGGGAGTAGTAGCACCCTTCGTACGACTGCTCGAACGCCTCTTCTGGCAGGCTTGGGTATTCCTGCTTCATCATCTGCCAGTCGCCATGGAATCCGATATCCCGCTTGGCGACATACCATCTACGATGGCCTTCATCGATTTTCCGGCTAATCTTCGATTCGATCATCTGGAAGTATTCGATATCCTTTTGCAGGATCGGCGCAGATGATTTCTCAACCGAGTATTCCGCAGCATCCCACCACCCGAAGAAGTGGAATCGGTAATCCTCTGGCCCAAGCTGGCGCCTCTCTTGTTTGATCGCCAGGGCGCGCTGGCACATCTCGTAGAAATATCCCTCCTGCCCCTCGGCGGTGGACTCGATAAACACGAACCCGCCAGCATTCACAGTCGGAAGCGTTCCGGTGATGATCTCGCGAGCTTTGGCGGGGTATTCGGCGCAGATCTTCCCGAATTCGGACACATGCAGGTATTGCAGCGTCCCTGACCGTAGTGATGTCCCTACGCGCACGCTGGAGTTATTCGCCATGACCAGCTCTTGGGCGGAGTCGGTGGTCAGCGGCAGCTCTTCGCGGATCATCTCCGGCAAGCGATCGTAGGCAAAGCGGATCTTGTCGCGGAAAATCGTTGTGGCGGCATCCTTATTCTGAGCGACGACGCCAGCCCTGATATTCGGATTGAATACCGCCTGATCCAGCATTAGAAGCTGGATCAATGTCGAAAACCCGCGCTGACGTGCTTTGAGTATCAAATTCCGATTCCAAAGCTCTGATAGGAACTTTTCCTGCGCCTCGTTTGGGGAAAATCTAATGACTTTCCCATCTTTGTCCATGATGAAATAGAGATTCCGGATCCTCCACATTGGATCTTGGAGGATCCGGATAGCCTCTGATTCATTCTTTGGAAGGGATTGGAGCAAGAAGTCCTCCACAAATCTGTTGCATTAGCCCTAGTGGCGTGCCGTCTGGATTGCCAATGGCGGCATCGATCTTATCCTTCCATCCGCGCCGATTTTTCAGCCAGAAGATCGCTGCCGGAGTGTCTGGAGGCGCTGTTTTCTCGACATCCACAATCTCTACATCTTCGACAAACTGATCTTTTCGAATCTTTATCGCCTGCTGTTCTTTATACCGGAACCCGACCGCTTTTTGATAGAGGCTTCTTTCGACTCTTTCGTCGCAAACCTCTTTTCCTGCCTTTATGGACTGACAAAACTCCGGGAAAGAATGTTTCCACCTGTAAACCGTTCTTACATCGACGTCGAAAAAGTCGGCGATCTCCGAATCTGTCGCCCCGATTTCACAAAGCTTTTTCGCTTGCTCTGCGAATTCTTTTTTGTATTCGGTCGGTCTCCCTGTTTCCATGCGCGTTTGCCCTCCTGAAGGATCGCTCAGATCGCTCAGAGGGAAGATACATCATTACGGCTTGTCCACGCAAATGATCTCCGCCCGCGCCGAAGTCGCTCATGTGCTCGCCTCGATCCGCCTGCATTCGGTCGCGCAAACGATTTCCGTTCTTCCGTCTGCCTCGATCATGCATGATGCGATACCGCCAATCCTTGGCGCCATTGCCTTGACGGTGAATGTCTCGCCAGGGAACTCTTTGCACATCACTTGGTCCCCCTCAAAGATCCCCATGCAGCACGAGATCATGGGGTAGTGTTTTTGCGCGCGCCATTCTCCGCACCAATCATCACCCCTGACCAGCGGGAACGACACGTTTGGCGGGTTCCGCCTACATATGAATCCCGTCCGCACATCCGCAGTCGCCCCGAACCGGCAATTCTGGCAATTCTCGCCGTTTTTGTCGCTCATTGATCCCCATCCTCCTGCCTCGAAGGCAGCGAAGCGTCCCTGAGAGGCTAGCGGATCGGTAGATCTCACCTCCCCAGGAGTGCATTTTTTTTGCGATCCTGGCAATAGGTGCAGA